ATTATAAATAGCCATAGATATTTTTAATACGGAGATCTCTATGGCAAATCCTAACTCCCGTGCTACACTTATAGATTATTGTAAAAGAAGACTCGGAGATCCTGTCATCGAGATTAATGTTGACGAGGACCAACTTGAAGATCGTGTAGACGAGGCATTACAATACTATCAAGAATATCATTCGGATGCTACAGTACGTACATATTTGAAACATTTAGTAACTGCTACTGACGTTTCAAATGGATACATTCCATTATCGTCAAATGTTTTATTTGTTACAAAGCTTTTCCCGATAGCAAGTTCTTTTAATAGCTCATTTAATTTCTTTGATATTAAATATCAAATGATGCTAAACGATATTGCTGACTTACAAAACTTTGCCGGTGACCTAGCATATTACGAACAGATGCAGCAATGCTTGGCTTTGCTTGATGTGAAGCTGAATGGTCATCCTCAAACCCAATTTTCTCGTAAACAAAATCGTCTTTATATTTTCGGTGACTTTGCCGATGAAGATATTAAAGAAGGTGAATATGTTGTTGCAGAAACATTCCAAATCGTAGATCCTGATACGCACACGTCAGTTTATAATGATATCTGGTTAAAGGAATATACGACTGCGCTGATTAAGCAGCAGTGGGGTACAAATTTAATTAAGTTTGAAGGCATGCAACTCCCAGGTGGTGTGGTACTGAATGGAAGACAAATTTATGATGATGCAACAACAGATATTGACAAGCTAAGAGAAACGATTCGAATGGAACACGAAATGCCACCTGACTTTTTCATAGGTTAATCAAATGGCAAGAAACGTATACTTTACCGATAAGGTCAGATCAGAACAAAATCTATACGAAGATATAGTCATTGAATCCTTAAAGATTTATGGACAAGATGTTTATTATATCCCAAGGGATATTGTATCCGAAGATAGGATCTTTGGTGATGATATACCATCACGATTTAATTCTTCGCATAAAATTGAAATGTATATTGAAAATATTGAAGGGTTTGATGGGGAAGGTGATCTGTTTACACGGTTTGGTGTAGAGATTCGTGATGAAGCTACATTTGTCGTATCACGTCGTAGGTGGACACAAACAGTTGCACGCATGGATAACGGTGTAACATCAGTTCGGCCGCTTGAAGGTGATTTAATTTTCCTTCCGCTTTCAAATAAGCTTTTCCAAATTATGCATGTTGAACATGAACAGCCTTTTTATCAATTAAGCAACTTGCCAGTTTATAAATTACGGGCACAGCTCTTCGAATATAATGACGAAGATCTTGATACAGGCGTTGATGTAATTGACAATATTGAAAAAGAATATGCTTACACGTACTTGCTTAGGCTTGATGAAACAAGTAATGTTATTGTGCCAGGAGAAACAGCTACACAAACACTTGCAAGTGGCGTAACTATTTCTGGTGAAATTACAAAATGGTCTGATTCGGATAAAATCCTTCACCTTGTGCATATTGATACAAGTGATAACAAGTATCACCAATTTACTACCGGGTCAATTACAATTACTGGCGATCGTAGATCTGTTGATTCAAATATGACTGTTAACTTAATTACTGAAGACAACCGTATTTCTTCTAATGAACAAAATACGGACTTTGGAACAATTGGTGGTGGCTTCCTCGACTTTACTGAAAATAACCCATTTGGCGATCCGGAGAATAATTAATGTTTGGTACCCATTTTTATCATCAAAAAGTTAGAACATGTGTTGCAATTTTCGGAAAATTATTTAATAACCTTTATGTTGTAAGACCAAATAGCCAAATTAAAGTTCCCCTTTCTTATGCGCCGAAACAAAAGTATCTTGAAAGAATAAGAGAAAATCCTGATCTTTATTCTGACACCCAAGTGGCAATTAAACTTCCAAGAATGTCTTTTGAAATTACATCGTTTTCATATGACACACAAAGGCAGTTAACAAAGGTAAGTAATTTTAATACTGTTGGAAGCGCAAGCACAAATCGCCAAAAATTCTTTTCACCTGTTCCATATAATATTAATTTTCAATTAAATATTTACGCAAAAAACCAAGATGACGCATTACAAATTGTAGAACAAATACTTCCTACATTCAATCCACAGTATACTCTTACAATTAAACCTTTCAGTACAGAATTTGCTACATTTAAAGAAGATATACCAATTATTATACAAGGGTTAAGTTTTGCTGATGACTTCGAAGGCGGATTAGAACAAAGACGTACCATTGTTTATACCCTTGATTTCGAAATGAAAGTTAGTTTCTATGGTGCAATAAATACTTCCGATATTATTCGCCAAGCAAAAACAACAATCTTCGATATTGGGGCAGGACTAAATGATTCGGATGTTGCAATTGAAAGAATTGATACAGTACCAAACCCATTATCAACTATTGGATTAGCAGACAGCGACTTTGGATTTACAAATACTATAACATTGTTAAGTGACAGCGCATGAGTGAGAATGAAAGAAATATTAAATCAGATTATGATTATTCAAGAGAAACATACTACGATTTATTAGAAAAGGGCCGTGCTTCGCTTGAGGATATGATTGAAGTTGCACGATCGTCTGAGCACCCGCGGGCGTACGAGGTATTGGCCGGCATGATTAAGAACTTATCTGATGTAAACGATAAGTTAATGGATCTGAATAAAAAGAACAAAGATATCAATCAAGAAGAAGTGAAACAGATTGCAGGGAACACTACAAATAATGTGTTTCTCGGATCAACTGCTGATTTGCAGAGACTATTACAGAATGAGAAAGATATAATTGATGTCACTCCCAAATCAGAATGAAAATTATTTAGGGAATCCAAATGTAAAACGTGATGGCGTTTTACAAGAGTGGACACAGGATTCTGTACAAGAATATGCGAGGTGTATGAATGATCCAGTTTACTTTGCCGAAAAATATTGTAAGGTTATATCGCTTGATCAAGGGTTGGTTCCTTTCAACTTATATCCTTATCAAAGAAAAATGTTTGAACAGTTTCAAGAACATCGTTTCAACGTTGTACTTGCGTGCCGACAGTCTGGGAAGTCGATTTCAGCCTGCGCCTACCTTCTCTGGTTTGCCCTTTTCCATTCAGAAAAAACAGTTGCAGTCCTTGCAAACAAAGGAGCAACTGCAAGGGAAATGCTCTCAAGGGTTACACTTATGCTTGAGAATATACCGTTCTTTTTACAGCCGGGTACAAAAGCACTTAACAAAGGATCCCTTGAGTTTTCCAACAACTCTCGTATTATCGCTGCTGCTACATCTGGCAGTTCTATCCGTGGTCTTTCTGTTAACCTACTCTACTTGGATGAGTTTGCTTTTGTTGAGCGTGCTGCTGAGTTCTATACTTCTACTTATCCGGTTGTATCTTCCGGTAAAGACACCAAGATCATTGTTACATCCACGGCCAATGGAATCGGAAATACGTTTTATAAAATCTGGGAAGGTGCGACCCAGGGAGTAAACGAATTTAAGTCTTTTCGTGTTGACTGGTGGGATGTACCAGGAAGAGACAAAGAATGGAAAGAACAGACTGTAGCAAATACATCACAACTACAGTTTGACCAAGAATTTGGTAATACATTCTTTGGTACTGGCGACACACTTATTAATGCAGAAACATTAATGGGTCTAAGAGCAAAGCCACCTAAGAAATATATGGAAGGTGGCGACTTACTTATATACAAAGAACCAATTAAAAAACATAACTATATTATGACCGTCGATGTAAGCAAGGGAAGAGGTCAGGACTACTCTACATTTAATTTGATCGATATTAGCGTTCGCCCGTTTACACAGGTTGCTGTATATCGCAATAACACTATTTCTCCTTTGCTCTTCCCAAATATTATTTATAAGTATGCAAAGTCTTACAACAATGCCTATGTTGTAATTGAATCAAATGACCAAGGGACTGTGGTTTGTAATGGCCTTTACCAAGATCTTGAATATGAAAACGTTCATGTAGAATCTGCAATTAAAGCAAATGCAATTGGCGTTGAAATGACACGCAAAACAAAACGGCTTGGTTGTTCTGCAATTAAGGATATATTAGAGAATAATAAGCTTCAGGTTGTTGATGAGAATACTATCTTAGAAATATCTACATTTATTGCAAAGGGTCAATCCTATGAAGCTTCAACAGGTAATCATGATGACCTAATGATGAATTTAGTTATGTTCGGTTATTTTAGTTCGTCACAGTACTTTGGTGATATGACAGATATTAATTTAAAAGATATGATTTTTAAAAAGCAAATGAAAGAAATAGAAGATGATATTGTTCCTTTCGGGTTTATTGACGATGCAAGTGACGAGATTGAAAGATTAGAAAATGAAGGTAAGTACCATTGGCAGGTAGAATACGACCCAAATTTTTAATTATTATAAATAATATGAAATTGAAGATAACCGTATTATGAAAACATATAATTAGTAACCGAAAAAGGAAAAACAAATGGCACTATTTACACCGTCCGAATCTCCTGCGGTTGTCGTCAAAGAAATAGATCTGACTAGCGGGGTGCCCAACGTTCAGTCAACTACCGGCGCATATGTAGGAAATTTTAGATGGGGTCCAGTCAATCAAAGAGTTCTAATTTCAAATGAAGCAGAGCTTGCTGAAAAGTTTGCAACCCCAGACAATAATAATGGGCGTGACATTGATTTTATCAGTGCATCCCAATTTTTAAGATATTCAAATTCACTCCAAATTGTAAGAGAGGTTGATGCAACAGCTAAAAACTCATATTCAACAACTGGTCAAGAAGGAAATATAGCTAATAGAGATCCAGTAGTTAAAAATGATGCTGATTTTGAGTCACAAAAAGGAACTCTCAATACAGATAAACATACTTTCATTGCTGCATTCCCAGGTTTACTTGGGGATTCATTAAGAGTTTCAATGTGTCCACCAGATTCTGCTGCATTTGCTGATTGGACATATAAATCATCATTCGATTCAAAACCTGGTACAAGCAGTTTTGCCAGTGGTAGAAACGCTTCGAATGATGAGGTACACGTAGCAGTTGTTGATCGATTAGGAAACTTTACCGGCACAGCTGGCGCGATTCTTGAAACATATCCGTTCGTTTCTCTTGCATCGAATGGCAAAAACCCTGATGGGTCAAGCAATTTTGTTATTGACGTAATTAACGAAAGATCTGAATACGTTAAAATGATTAATTTTGATTCTGCCTATCTATCCAATACTACTATTGGTACAGCTGCTGATAGTGGCAACGATTTTGATCCTGGTACGACTACAGCTACTAACTTCGATTTCGATTCTGGGCTTAATTCCGGTACATTCACATCAACAGAAATACTGGCTGGATTTGATCTTTTCGAAGATAAAGATACAGTCGAGGTTGATTTCTTAATTGCCCCAGGTATGCCAACTACAGCAGCTCAAACAACTGTTGTTAACGATTTAGTAGGAACAGCACAATCAACTCGTAAAGATTGTATTGTCGTTGCTTCCCCTGCAAGAGACGATGTTGTTAATCTAACAAACGGTGCTGCAATTACAAACAACATTGTGGAAACCGCAAATACATTTACTAAGTCATCCTATCTTGCAGTCGATGGTAACTACTTAAAAGTATACGATAAGTTTAATGACCAGTTTATTCAAATCCCAGCGGCATCAACTACAGCTGGAATTATGGCAGGAACTGATCGTAATGCAGCAGCTTGGTTCTCTCCAGCTGGCGGAAGACGCGGTCAATACCTAGGTATTACGGCAATCGATTATCAACCAACAAAATCTCAAAGAGATACTCTTTATAAAGCTGGAGTTAATCCAGTTGCTAATATCCCAGGTCAAGGAGTTATTCTTTTTGGAGATAAAACAAATCTTGCAAGGCCTTCTGCATTCGATCGTATTAACGTACGTCGTCTCTTCCTTGTTCTTGAAAGAGCAATTAGTCGAGCAGCAGAAAACGTACTCTTTGAATTCAACGACGAATATACAAGAGCGGAATTTGTCAACATCGTTGAGCCTGTCTTAAGAGAAGTAAAAGGTAGACGCGGTATTACAGACTTCAAAGTTGTTTGTGATGAAACAAATAACACCGCAGCAGTAATTGACCGTAATGAATTTATTGCAAGCATCTTCATCAAGCCGGCTCGTTCTATTAACTACATCACGCTTAACTTCGTGGCAGTAAGAACTGGCGTCGACTTCGAAGAAGTCGTAGGCACAGTGTAAGGGAGATAGAAAATGGCGGTATTAGGCGTAGATGATTTTAAGGCAAAAATTAGAGGCGGCGGAGCACGTCCTAATCTTTTCCAAGCAACA